ATAAATGTTGCCAATGTAGTTGGATTTGTTTCATCTTCTGTCCCTGGTTTTGGAAGACCATCTTTGTCATATACTCCCCATCTGCCATTCATTTTCATTAATGTATATCCACCAGCTGATACTCCACCTTTTCCTGAACGAATTACTTCTGCAATACGATTATTAAATGCCACTTGTTTTTTATCCGCCGCGGATGTTTTCACTCCTACTCCACCTGCCTTACCTTTAGAAGGCTTAGTAGCTTTCTCTATTAATGTTACGTCATTACTATCAGGTTTTTGTATTGTTTGAGTGGGAGCTATTTGGGTATTAATATAATATTCTTTATAATCCTCAATAAATTTTTTCTTTCCTTCTTCGTCTAATGGCTTATAAGGATCAAATGCAAAGCCAGTACCTTCCCATCTACCTTGAGGATTACTCATTACATCGTTATAAAAATCGATAGCAGAAGATTGATTTGCGTCTAATAACCCGTTTGCTTGTGCTATTATTGTAGATTGAAAGTTAGGGTCGGCTTTAATGGCTTCAATATTGACTTTTTGGCTAAAAGTTTTTATTGAATAACCATCAGCATTTACTACTTCATTTACTTCAACTACTAGCTTGCCATTTGCATCTTTAACCAAAAAATCAGGATTAACTTTTCCTGTTGGCAACGGATCTCCTTTTTCTCCTGGTTTAACAGGGGTTGTTTCAAATATACTTGAGTTTGTTGATTTTAATTTATCAAATTCTGCCACTTGATTTGGAACAGTTCTAATAAGGCCAGTTCCTTGAGAAATTTTTTTTAATTGGTCTGCATCAAATTCATGTAATAAGTTCCCTTCTTTATCCTTCACTACCCAAATTAATTTAGTTGGGTCATTATCTTTAAAAACTACTTCTTTTGTCCCTGGAACTCTTTGCGTAAGCACATCCATTGCATTCGTAATTTTTGGATCATTACTTGAAGCCGCTCCGCCTTGTACCCCATACCCTTTAGAAATATAACTTAAATAACCAGAACCTGCTCCGGAAAGTGTTGCTAAACTGCCGGTTACGTTATCAACAGAACCTTGTATTTGCCCTAATCTTTTCATTGCTCCTTGCTTATCTTCTAATGTGCCATTTAGCATACCAGATCTAATCCGTACTGCTTCACTGATTAATGGTTCATATGTTGTTGCCCAATCAACTGTCGGGTCTAATTGAGCGGATTTTGATAAATCAGTATATAAAGAAAAAGCATATTCTTGAGCCTTCATATCGTTGGCTTTTAATACTTTTTTATTTTCTTCTAATTGCTCTTTTATTGCTTTTTGTTTAGCCCCATAAGCATCCGCTACTTTTGCAAACGAACCTGATATAGTGTCTTGCAGTCTTTGATAAGATTGCGCAGATTGAGTATCTATGTATGTTTCTGGATTTGAGTAAGCCCCCATATGTTATATTTATTTATTTATCTTATTTTTTATTAGTCATATAAGAACCCGCTGCGGAAGTTACTCCACCTATCATTCCAGTTAATGCACTTGTTCTATCTGCATTCGCTTGACCTTCTTGAGCAGCAGCTCCTCCTAATTGAGCAGCAACTCTATCAATTTTTTGTTGTTCTCTTCCTTCTCTTGCTCCAAACATAAATTGTTTACCAGCCGCTTCGGCTCCTTGAATTCTTTGTGCTTCATTAATCTGCACTCCTTGAATTCTTTGCTCTTCAGCCATTTTCATTCTTTGCATATCAGCTTCTCCTTGGGCTTTTAATTTCTCATTAGCAGCTTCTTGCTGTTCAATATTTGCAGATATACCTTGCTTGCTTTTTAATGCAGCTTGCGCCAAAGCGGTTGCCCCACCAGCACTTGATCCAGTTTCTTTTAAAGTATCTAAAGTATTTGCTAAAGCAAGGTCAGTTTGTTCAGCTTCAAATTTTGAGGCCTGTGTTGCAACGCCTAAATTAGCATATGGATTACTTATCATGCTAGATAGGTTTTTAGCAAGTCCGCTAACATCCTTAGTTGTTTCATAAGGATTGATGATGGCCTGTCTACTATTCTCTAAACTATTTAATTGAGCTTGTAATCTTCTTCTCTCCGCTGCTGCGGCTGCAGCTGCGCGATCAGCAGCTCCCATTCCAATTATTCCCGTAATTATACTTCCACCCGCAGCTATACAGCCGGCTACTACCATTGACATAGGCTATTCTTTTAAAAGTTTGTATTTTTCATAGTTTGCATAAGAAGAGCATGTTAACATATCTTCTAACGTATCTATATCTATTATATTATCTGGATTAGGATACACATTAACAAATATTACATCTGTTACAGCTTTAAGTACCCTTTTTGTCCCTTCCGGAGCATTAACATAACAAGGTGCAATATAATAATTATTACCTTCATCTGTTACTACTTCTAATTCACCGCTTAATAAAAACCAAGTATGTGATATTTTATAAAGTTTACCAATAACTAATCCTCCTTGAGGCATAAACATTTCCCTTATATATACTCCTTCAGAAAAAGAGTGCTTTAATGGGAACATGTCTGTGTTGCCTTTAGCAATTCTTGGATCATTACTAGCAAGCATTGCATTTTCTAGCATTTCTACTTTGTCAATAAACTCTCTACTTATTAATCTATATTCTTTTTTAGTTTCAAGTTTATTTTCCATTTGATTTTATTTAATATGATGACATTACATAGTTTGATGAAACAGAATACAATTCTGCAGCAGTAGGTGTTGCTGGATTAACAAAAGTTATTTTAACAGTAGAGAAAAATCCTTTTATACCATTCATAGAATTACCATAAATAACCTCGCCAAAAGTGGAAGGAGTACTATTTATAATCGTTCCAAAGTATTTATTTTCTTTTCTTTTAAAGCTATTTTCAAACAATTGATTTTCTAATGCCGCTAAGTTTAACGCGTCCGATGCTTTGCTTATTGGAACCGCTGTATCTGAATTTGAATATAATGCTTCTAATGACCAACCGGATGAACCTTCGTAATTCAAAGTATTAAAGTTTTTGGACATTGAAACTTCAGGATTGAATATTAAAGTAACATTAGCATCATATTGCACACCGTAGAAATTACAATAATTTACAAATGTTGTTGTTGGATCCGCATAATGTTTCCATATATTACCATTCTTAAAAGTATAAAAACTATTTCTTAAACTTCCTGCTAAATTTGGCTTAAATGTAAATCTACTAGTCCAACCATTACAGTCTTCATCAAAAGCTAATGTTTGAAAATTTTCTGTATTTGGAGGTTGCAATGATAAAACATATTGTTTATTATACATATCCCATCCACCAATTAATCTGCCTGTATTGCCAATTGCTGATAAATTATCTCTGAAGTAATCTATCATTCCGTATGCTGATATTTCAGTTATACCGTCTTGAGACAATCTTAAAACAACATTTTGATTTTTATCTACAAAGTATTTTCTGTACCCATAAACAGCAAAACTTTCCGGATTAGTACTTATGCCATAGTTACCTGCATATTGTTGAACCTGGCCAATTACTTGAGCTCCAGATGTAGTCATTGGTTGTCCTTCTGCAGAATAAACGGCATCTTTGTCGATTAATGCTCTGCTTACCTTTGATTCCTGAAATATAATTAAATTTGTATCTTCTGCATATAATTTTTGAATTGATCCAACAGATGGATCAACACTCCTTGTTATATCGTCTGCTACAGAAAATTGATTTGTATTGTTAATGCCTGTTCTCGAATTAAATATTCCAGAATAGATTATAGAATTAAATCTATGCTGCTGAGCTGCTGAATCCTCTGCTAGGTATGCTTTAACGCCAAAATCAACAGAGGTATTATTATAGCCTCCTCTGATTCTAGCCTCTTCAACATACCAATCATTATTGCCCGTAGCATATGCAGCAGGGACATGGGTAAAATCTTGTATTGGACCAAAAAATATTTGTGTTGCTGTTGGTATAATTGCGGTTACAGGGTTAAGTAATGTTATAATAGTTCCTGTTATGTCTATACTCAATACTATATTTGTGAATGGATCGTCAACACCGGTTAAGAAATATTCAATTAATTGTCCAACCCCTAAAAATAAATCAGGCGTGGCTAGTGTCATTGTTGTACCTCCTATAGCTATTGCGCCATCTGTTTCATTTGTAGTGTTTATTACGTCTACAATGCTATCCATTTTTTTTAGCCAAAATGAATTAAAATACTTTAATTCTAGAGTTGCTGCCATAATTAATAATTACTTGTTTTTTTATATTTTTAGCTATAGTGTTGTATATTGATATAGATTTCTTCCATAATTGGCTAATGTTTCAGGCGTTACTAACCACGCTGTTTGTATTGTATTATCTGGAAACGTTTGCGGAATAACTTGACCAATTCCATCAAACTGAGCACAACATATAGGCTTATTTGTTGGCACACCCATTCCTATAATTGATACCGTAGATTCATTGTAATCTCTAAGGGTATTAAAGAATAAATAAAACTTATCTGCAACTGGAGGTTCCCACAATGTGGTTAACGCTGAGTCTGAATAAAACTGTTTAACATGCAAAGGATTATTAGTGGTTGCATATACTGAACCTAATGGAGTTCCATTTATGGTTTTAAATATCAAATCAGTTCCTCCTGGTATTATTGGTAAGGTTACACTCATTACAATAGTAACTCCATCTGCTAAAATATCTGCAACCTTGCCTCCGTAAGTATCTAAATATAAACCTGGAACTATTTGCGGATTATTAACTGTTAATTTTATTAAATTATTTCCAGTTGTTGTTGTATCAGAAGTTGCTGTTGTAGAGAATGGAAATCCTATAGAAGCGTCCTGAGTATTATAGGGTACAGCTCCTGGGTAATCTGTAACCGGTTCCGCAAGCTGAACAGAGTATTCTATAGGTACTACAGGATCTGGAACAGGGCTTGGAGGAGTATAAGTGTAATTTGCATCGCGCACATTCACTATAGTATAAAAATCATAGCCACATTGCAAAGGAGGTTCAAAAATTATTCCAGGGCGAGCTGTATATTGATGGTATACTACTAAGCAATACTCTCCTACAACAACTCCTGTTGGGTTTGAAATAACTAACGATGTTGATCTTTCCGCAGAAGCATCTTGATCGTTTATACGTACACCTAAAGAATCACCAACCCCGTTTTGAAAAGGTATGATAGTTGAGTTTGGTGATCCTACATTATTATTATCTAATATAGATTGCCATGTGTTATTTGGTGCTGTTGGTTCTCTAAAATACAATATAAAATTTGCTAAACTGGTTCTTTTTTCATTAGTAATACCAGTTCCAATAGTTTTTATTGTAAATTCTAATTGACCCTGAGTTAATCCTTCAGGCGGTTCAACTATAAAATCCGCGCCATTTTCAATTTGAACGTTATAATAATTTTGATATGCTCCGGTTCCTGAATAAGGAATTCCGTTCCATGATGTATTTGTTAAATCTGGTAATCCTGAATTTTTACCGGTTATAGGATCTAAAGACAAATTGCTTTTCCCTATATATACGGCTCCGTATCCTTCTCCAACTGGCCCTACGCACCCAGGAACTCCGCTAACAAGCTGAAAAACAAAGCCAGGAGGTGTTGTATAATCTTGTAAATATTTATTTACTGGCTTTGGGCCTACGGTTATATTCACCTGAACAATGTCTTGCTTAGAATCATAAGGAGAAACGCCAATTATTGGAGTTGGTGGGCTAATTAAAAAAGCATCCTGAACCTTAATAAATAATTCATATGTGCCTAGTGGTATTGCCGGATTTTGTAAAAACAACTCTCCTGTATTCGGCGTTATATTAAAGTAAGAAGATGGGTCACCACTGTCAATGTTCCAATACAAATCGTCTAGGTTTGCTGAAACGCTATGAGAGCCATTCACCGCATCTACTTTTACTATAAACCCGGCTGTTTGATCTATAACTTTATTGTACGCTGGATAATTTGATATAAAGTTTGGCGCAATATTTGCTAGTCTATTTCTATATATTATAGTATAATTAGTACCTCCGTACGCAACGTTTACATAAAAATTAAATTCGCTATTTTCTGCAGCGTAATGATCAAAAACAAAATCATCTTTTATTATAAATCTATATGTGCCAGAAGCTACTGGAAATTCTTCAATTCCAAACTTGCTAGTTACGTCGGTTTGCGGAGTATTATTATTTGTTACTAAAGTAAAATACGGAGTGGTTCCAGGGTCAACTGGTATTGGGAATCCAGTGTTATTTAATATGCTAAATGAACTTGTAATATATTTTGAATCTGAATCTCCAGGTGTTGTGTTTAGTCCTGCAGGATCTTGATCTTCAAAAAATGAAAATATTAAATCTCCAAATTGCGAAGGGCCATCAAATCCATTGGAAACATCGTAATTTAAATCCGATATTAAGCCGGTTGATGCGGTTTCCCAAAACAAAGCTAAAGCAGATACATCTGGAGTTGTTTCATATACACTTAAAAAAGGAACCATTAATTCATTAATTACTCCAATTGATTTAGTAGTAGATACTCTTCCTATCAATGGTCTTGTCTGTAATTGATAAAAATTTAATCCAGCAGTGCCTTTAATGTTGTCAACGGTGTTTTCTAAAAAATTAAAATCTGTTGAGGTGGCAATAGAAGAAACCACATCCGCTTTTCTAGCCGGGAAGTATTGTATGTTTTCAGCTTTTGTAATTGTAAAGTTTATATAAGCCCCAGGACTTGGAATTACATCACTAGAATATCTAGTCCAGTTTGGCGGAGTAAATGTAATTTGTCCTTTTGATGGATTTGTAAAATATAATATTACATCAGTTGGTATTCCGCCAGCAGGAGTAATTGGATTAGTTGTATTAATAATATCTTGTGACGTTAAGGAATCTACTGTATTACTATATTTAACACCTGCAACGGTGTAAATAAAAGTATCGCCAATAGATATAACATCATGGCCAGTATTTAAATTTATTAAAGTAGATCCGCCAACCGCAGCAACAGATTGATCTGCAGTATAGGTCAACAATCCGTTTGAAACAACAACGGTATTTGCATACCATTTTTGAGGATTATCTATAGTTGGAGGAACCCCTGGACCGGGAGGCGCAGGATTGGGTAATTGGCTATTAGCTTCATCACATTGTATTCCATCTCCAGGTTTTATTTCTTTTAAAGCATTTGCATTTTCTGTAGTTGCTAATGTATATGTTATAGTAGTTGCATACTGGTTATTGTAAGGTCTATCCCCTATAAGTTCGCGTGTTGCAGCAGTGTTTTCTACTCTCCCAAATAATTGAACGCTGCTTCGATATTGTTTTTGATCTGGACCAACCTCTGTTAAATCCCTAGGTATTTTATTAATGTTATCATTAATTAACACAATGTGACTTGTTTTGCCTTCTTCTCCTATTGGAAACGACGTTGTATTAATTGAGTTTTGCAATTCTGGATCTGGACCTGTATAAACAACTTGTGATCCAAATGTTTGGCCCGCTGGATAGCCGTCAAGCATTCCAGGCAAATAAGCATTATAATAATCTTGTTGTTGTTGTTTAACTACAACTTTATAAGAATACCACCCAATTTCATTTAATGTATATGCAAACTTTGTATCTACAGGAGGGGTTGGCTGTGCAGGCAAATATAAATTGTTTACAATCCCAGTAGTCGCCACAATCCATTCGTTCGGGTTTGCCGTAGCATTGATGCTTAAAACTTTTACATAATCCGTAAAAGCTCCTCTTAGGCAATTCCCTTGAATTGGTTTTACATTGCCTGCCACTGCAGTGTCTATTTTAAATGTATAAAAATTTCCCGATATAGAGCCGCTGACAATTGCAAATCCGCTAGGACTAGTTGGCTCAGCATATAAGCCGGGTGTTCCCTGAGGTATATTTCTTTGTGACGCAATAGGAGTATTAACTAATACCAATAATGCATTACCAAACCAATTTCTAACATCTGGGAACGGAGCGGTTTCTGATTGATAAGGTGCATAAACAGTTGAACCGCCGTAAACAACACTGCTGCCACTAGGCGTAATCGTTTGTAAATCTACCGATGATAATAATACTGATGATTGTCTTCCAAATTTATCCGCTAGAATAAAACCAATTTGATAGTTACGGTTTTGTTTTAATGTATGATTAGGATATTCTACAAAATTTGTAAATAAATCAGACTTAGGCTGCACCGCTGTATTATAATTTATATTTTGAGGCGGGGTATATGTAGTATAAAAATTACTGTACATAATTCTATTCCCGGATATTTCTTGTCCTAGTGCTCTTGTTGGAACAAGGTCGTATACTCTTGTTGTTTGATTTTCATTTAATGTTTTATATGGCTTTTGCGATTGGTATGGATAAGCATATATATTGGTATCAGGTATGGCATTCTTTATAGTTACCCATGAGATACTATCAATTACTTTTACGGCTAATGCGTCAGACTCTTTATATAAAACTTCAACGTCTGTTATTTTATAACTATTATTTATAGTAGATCCTTTGTCTGGAAGAGGTATTAATAATTCTATATTGTTAACATAGTTTTCCATCCACTTAATTATGGTGCTCCTATATGCTGCTGTTTCATCCCCGTTAATAAAATAGCCCTTTTGTCTAGGTATATATGCTATTTGAGTGAATGGAGCCATTATAGAGTATTCATTATCATCAAACTTAAATCTATAACTAAAACGAACGTATTTATCTTCTAAGAATGCGGGGTCTCCAGGCCAATTGGCATCATCAGACTTGTCAGACATAGTGGAAATTAAAAATGTCAATCTGTCTCCAGCTGTAATAGAAGTGGTGGATTGGTATAATGTCATAGTGTCTACTGTAAAATCCATTACATATCCATAATCACTTCCTGGAAACGAAGTAGAAACAACACTCATTCCTTTAGTAATTATTCCATTAATTGAACTCAATACATAAGTATCCCCGGAGCCGCTAACTACTGTTGCTGTTGCTTTGCGTACTAATGATATAGGTTCAACCGGGGCGTATTTAGCTACAGAAATTTGTGCCTCTGTAGTATAATATATAGGGTTGCTTATTGCTTTATTATAGTTTATTTTTCTTGGTTGATTTCTATTATCTGTCCAGAATAATAGCCCCTCTATAAGATTAACACCAATAATTAAATTTGTTTTGGAAAAATTTAAAAAAAGGCCTTCTACTAAAGTAGAATAAACTAAAGTATTTAAATCATAAACAGTTATTTTCATTACCCACCCATCAGGAGATGGTTGGTATGGTAATGATTCGGCTAAGGTTATTTGGCTTGGAGTTGGATCACTATAATTTGTTAAAAATTGATAAATCCTATTATTTTGGTTGTCCATAAATATACCAATACATTCCAGGTTTTGAATTGTTTCTTTAGGTATTTCAACATTACCATATACATTTTGTAGTACTCCAATATTATTAGTTTCGGATTTACCTACTTCTATATTTAGAGCATCTCTATATTCACTATTTGGTATAAGTCTATCATCTAAATCTTTATTCATTTTAGACGATAGAAAACTATTTTTTACTTCTGCCATTTATCTTAGTGTTTAATCCATTTAGATTTACCTCTTAATACTTGAGTAATCTCTTCTAACTTGATATTTGATAATCTTATTTTAGCATTTCTCAATGCTGCTGATCTTTCTCTTTTAAATCTTTGAACTAAATATTCTGGGCTATTTGCTCTTACGCTAAGTACACTATGTAGTATATGTAAATACATTGCCTCTTCCGCCATCTTAGGAACCTTAGTGTCCATGTCATAAGCTAATCCATCAGATATATATTCTAATATTATTAACGCCCCAACAAGATCACTACTAAATGAAAATTTATTTTCTCTTTCGTTTATAGTAAATGTTCCATTAAAGTTCATATATTGTGGGTCTCCGCCGTATCTTCTTCCATAAGCGCCGCCATAACCATAATTATTATATCCATAAGCAAAATCACCTCCACTTAATGCAATATTATTAACTAGGAATCCAGAGCTATTAGTCATCCATCTTTCGTCTGTTAACGATGTCCCATCAATATTGCTGTTAAAGTTGTCCTGAGTGGGGTTACCTAAGAAATCTTGTACGTTTGGCTGCGTTGGGTTACTTGTAAGAGTCGTAGGATATATGATATGTTTAACACCCGCCCTATCAACCCATGAGCATTTTACATAGTTAACATAGTCTTGCGGAATAGGTAAACTTAAACTAGGCGGTATATTCCATTCTACAGACTTAACACTTTTTAAAGTATCATAACTAAATTCTTGCAATCCTCTTTTAGCGTGGAATATAACATCTGTTCTTTTAACATCCGCTATTAATTTACCAGCGCCTACATAAGCCACCATAAAATTATTTATAATATCATTTAAAGATATGTAAGCATAACCACCATAATTTTCTTCTACAGTAGTTCCATATGCTAATTGCGCAGGATCATTTGGATCTGCATAATTCCCTCCGGTTAAAACTTTTAATTGTACAACAATATAAGTTCCATTAGCAGGGTTAGCGGGCAAAGTAATTACATTGCCAACTACAGTATATATAGTTATAATTTCATCAAAAGTACCAGGAATGCCTGATGGGCTTTCGTATATTTTAAAATTATTTAATCCATAATCAACATTATTTGGATCCCAAGCATCAACACCTCCAAATATTAAATCCGTATTAAATGTTGTAGTAAAAGAAGCCTGGGCGCCATTTGCAATAAATCCCTGTGCTCCTTCGTAATATTGTCTATTTGTTTCGGTTATTAAACCATTATTTGGTATCGGCATCTTTTATTAGCTTTTTGAATTAATACTTTCTGCTTGTGCTTGTTGAGCCGCAATTTGTACAATTTGTGGGTCTTTAATAACTATACCTGAATAAAGTAATATTCTAGTTATTAAATTAGTTTGTTCTATAGGATGCAATTCAAATTGTACAGATGAAGCAGCGTCATATATATATTGTTGGTTTGTTCCTAAAACAAAATTCCATACCGGATTGGCAGGCTTTCTAACATAGGTACAAGTAATTCCAGTGGTTATCGTTGTTGGGTATACCTTTATTATAAAATCTTTATAGGTATATATTGGCCAATACTTTGTAGGTTTAGTAATTGGCGATAGATTAAGTTCTAATAATTCATTTGGTTGAACATACTGAACCTCTTTATCATCATTGTAAATTACAGTGCCTAACTTATAAAAGTCAGTGACTGGCGGCGTGTTAAGTGCTCCTGGAACATTAAATCCTCCAGTTGTTGGTAAGCATATGCCGTCTTCTTGAAAGATTGCAATTTTTTGTTGTAGATTTTTTACACGATCAGCATACTCAGTATCATTGTCTGGTATACGAATTTGTTGATTTAGACTATCAAAATATTCATTAAATATTTCAAGTTGAACTTGCGTTGCTGTTTTATTAAATTCATCAGGAGTTATATAACCTCTCTGCTCCTTATTTATGATTAATAAAACGGTTCTATAAACCGTATCTACACTTATTGCCATCTGTTATTTTTATTATAATATTAAGGCGGTAACCTCAGCTACCGCCTATATATTAGTATTACGTGTTATTCAAATTTTTTCGCTATGGACTGATAAATTTCTACACCTTCATCGGTCTTGAAAAATGCAGCCATTGCTGAATAAGGGTTCTCATCGAATGGTACAGTCATTAACTTTTTACCATTGCTTGCCCATTTAAAGTCTCTTTGATCTTGAGACAATTTAATAATGTTTGCTTCACATGCTTTAATAGCAAAATTACGAAGTTGTACATTTTCATCATTAGCCAATTCTAAGAACAAACCTGGGTTCTGTCTGGCAAATAATAGTAAATCTCTTTTTATCTCCTTAGAAGTCATCTTAGATGCCTTAGATCCAACCTCAACACGTATAATTGCTTCCGCTTGATCAATTTCCATTGTTAATGCAGCAGACATTGCTTCTACTTGTAATTCTAAAATATCTAATTCATTTGTTGCTTTTTGAACAGCGCTGAATTCACGATACTTTTTATTAAGCATTGGATGATATAAAGATAATAATTTTTGTAAGTTTTGTTTTTCTTTTGGCACTGTTAAAGTTCCATTTAAAAACATAATATGACCTAACGTAGCTTCTCCTTTTTGTTCATGAACAAATGGTGAGTTTTGATTAGTTGCATATCTTAATTCTTTTTGTTCCTTTTCAATTGGATCAAACCATAATAATGGAAATCTTCTTGAATGTCTGGATGATATTGTATAAGTTAATGGGCTTTGATGTCCCGTTAATAGATAAGTTCTATCTTTAATTTCCCAAGACTCATCTTGGACATTTTCTGTTTTTGCTTTTGACATGATATAATATAATTAATTAATTGTTTTTAAAAAGTAAAAGTTGCCCCCGTAATTACAACAGGGGCAAAATTTACAAAGTGTAATCTAATTAGTCTACAGAAGTGAACAACACAAAGTTGTTAGCTCCTTGTACACATAAACATCTTTCAGACAAGAAGTTTACCTCCATTGCATCAAGATCAGATGTATAAGCTCCTCCAACAGAACCAGTTACCCATGATTTCATTCTTCTATCGTCAGCTTGTGCAGCTCTATAACGAACGTGTAAGAATGGTCTACGGATGTTAGTTCCTAAGATTTGATCGTATACAGTAGAAGTACCAGCAGGTACAAGAACTCCATCAATACCAGAATTTGCAACAGCTCCACGAGTAGATGCATCATTTAAGTATTTCCAGTCAGTTTTGTAGAAATCGTAAGAACCTCTTCTAAATCCAGAGAATCCTAAGTTTAATGCCATTTCTTCAGAGTTTTCGAATAAACCGTAAGCAACACCACCTGCAGCTCCAGAAGATAATGCAGCAAGCATATCATCAAAGTCAAGAGATGTTTGACGGTTTAAGAATAACATGTTTTCTTCAATAGCTCCTTGAGTATCTAAGTTTTTCAAGATTGAATCAAACTCAGTTAAACCTGCAGCAGCAGAGAAATTGTTTAATACATTTCCTCTTTCTTGAACAGCAGAGAAGAAACCTTGAGTACCTTTTTTACCAGCACTTGCAGCAGCAGAACCAGTAGCCGCTAATTCGCCTTCAACAACAGACATTTCTAAGTAATCTTCAAAACGTAATCTTGTTTCAGATTCAGCTTTTAAATACCAGTAGTATCCATTAGCTCCGTCTTCAGTAGCAATTTCTACCCATCCGATTTGAGCCGTGTCAGATCCATTAACTACGTATTTATTACGGATAATGATTGGAGAGTTAGAGAATTGAGTGAATGAAGGAGTGATTGATTGGTAATCATCAGTAGCTAAAGTAGAACCTTTTGCATACTCAGAACCAAAAACAAAGATTTTAACTAAGTCACCAGCAGTAAATGTAGGAGTTAAAGCAGCAGTTGTATAAGAAGCAACGTCTACAGTTCCAACACTAGGAGTTGGTTTGCTAGTTACAATTGCTTTTAATTCAACACCTGTAGCAGGGTTCATAATAACAATTGTTTGATTGATAGATAATACATTAGCTACATAGTCAGCAGGATTAGCAGGAGTAACATCAACAGGGATGCTGATAGTATTTCCGTCAATAATCTCTACATCATTGTAAGCAACGTGTAATCTATTTTGTTCTGACCAGATAACCTGATCTGAAGTCATTGGCATTTCAGCCCCTACCATACGTAAGAATCCAGAAAGAGTTCTGTTTCCATAACGCTCTACTTCTGCTTCGTAGATTTCAGGTAAATATTGTTGTGCGAAAGATGAAAAATCAGGATTAGTTGGATCCGTGAAATTCAAATAATTTGTGTTTAAAGCTTGTTGCTTCTGGGACGGAGTAATACTTCCGAACGTAGGCGTTACATTTGCCATAATTTTTTAATTTTGATTGTTAAATTTGTTTTTTATTTTTAGTTTTGAAGAATCAACGCCGTTGATTGCTTTAACTTTAAATCCGTTAACAAATATTTCACCCGTTGAAGTTTTTCTCGGAGTGGTTGATATGTTATTAGACTTTGCAACGATCTCTTTTATAGCATCGGATTTACCCTGCTCGTAAAAATGATTTGCAATAGTGTCAGCATTTTCGGCTGCATACATAGCTTTGTGATAACCTTTCAAATCTGTAACTTCACCTTTATCATTCAAGAACTTCTTGATCAGGTTATTTATATTTGATTGTTTATCGGCCACCGCTTCTGTATTCTGAATTCCGTATCTAAAATTTTTCTCACCCAATTTAAAATCAAAACCTTTGAATTCTTGGGAAAAGAAACTTTTAGTACCATTCTTGAAATTTGAATGTAGTGTTTCTGCGTTTGCCTGTTCTTCGTTATATCGGTTAAAAAAGTCCATTGCTTTCTGTTGGTCTTTGGATACGCTTGGTTTCAACTTGATCTCATCGTAATACTTTCCTTTAAGTTCCTCTAAAAAGTTTTTGGCTTTTGCAACTTCCTCTTTAAATGCGAGTTTCTTTTTTCTGATGTCTCGCTCATCATCTAAATCTTCATCATAACTAAATTCATCTTCCATTAAGAATTCAATCTCTTCGGAATCTAAATGCGGTCTTGATTTTTTATAATATTCTTTTAGTAAAGTTTCACTATTAACATTGGTATAGTCATGATTTAATCTTACATAATCTTCAACTGTTCCCCCTGTTTCTTCCATAAAAGATACAAGTTTGTTAATATTTTCTGGTAATGCTTTACCGGTATTTTCTTGAACTTCAAGAGCGTTATTCGCTTCTTCAACAAGTGTTGCAGTAGTAGTATCAACTTCTTCCTGCGTCATCTCTTGTATTACTGTTATTACTTCTTCTTGGGTTGGAGTTTGAACGGTAACTGTTTGATGTTCTTCGTTTCCTTGCTCCACTTCTTGCAATCCCAATTCGGGTTGTTTTGTGCCCAACACGCTTTCATTTGTGTTTTCGATTTGAATGGCATCCTCTGTGGTTTTATTTGTTCTTAAATCTACTTTTGAAATTTCATTAGAATTAACTAATTTTTTCATTGGGGTTCTCTTCTTTTGTAATTTGAAGTCTCCCTCTTGTTTTACTTGTTCTGACATAATATGATAATATAAAATTGGTTAATTTATTCTTATTGTTGACCAAACTGTGTAAAGTCAAACCCTGATTCATTACCTTCAAAATCTTTTGGCAATGAATTATTTTTTCTTTGGTCTATTAATTCTGATTGCTGTGTGGCTTGCATCTTTGTTCTTTGATCTTTACGATCTTCCGCTTGTGTTTGTTTTTGTTGAGCGATACCTAATTGCACTTGAGCTAATTGCATATCGTATTCAAATTTAACAGCCATCTTTTGTTTTTCAATCATTAATTCTTGTTGCATTCTTTGTATTTCAAATTGAGATTTAGATTGCAATATTTGAATTTCTGTTTGAGCTAATGCCTGTTGTTTTTGTACTTCTGCTAATGCGGCTGCTTCTGATGCTTGCGCATTTGCTTGTCCTTGTGCTGCAATATTTGCTTGTTGGTTTGCTTGATCTCTTTCTAACTTTTTCTTTCTTTTGTATTTTAAAGATTGATTAGCTAATTTTAAATTCTTAATTTGTCTTAGATCAATTACATCCTCCAAATCAATTCCCCCTTGTTGTAATGCAACTTGAATGTTTTGTTCAAATTGTGCTTTGTCTTCTTCTTCAGGTTCTAATTCTAAGAAAATACCAAAATCGTGTAAATTTAAATTCTCTATTTCTCTTAATGTTTCTACATTGGAAACAGATATACTTTCAATAAGTGATTTACGTGTTAAAGGGTATTCTAATGAATCTTTAATTCTAAGAGCAATATTCTCACATAACCTTAATGTTAAGAATAAACTTGATTGTAATATATGACGTGTTGCAGTATTTGAACTTGCTGCCGCCATTTTTTGTAACCCAACTAAAGCATCTCTATCTGGCATACTACCATCTCTTGCTTCATTTAATCCGGTTACATCACGTATCATCTGCAAGTAGTATTGGTAAGTACTTATTAAAGAACTTATCTTAGCATTACCTGACGATGTTTGTAATTCTTGGATTGGTACTTTACCTGGATTTTGACCTCCATCTTGAGACATTGATCTACCTACAATACTACCTGTTTGGAAATACATATTTAATGCTTCTGCCGCATTGTAGTTTGTACCATTACCTAAATCAACTTCAGCTAATCCATCTACATCTACAAATACCCCGTCCGGTACCATTCTTGATAATACCTGTTGTAATTTTAAATGCGTTAATTGAATCATATCTGCGAACCCTGTTATACGACTTACAAGGGACTCAATTCTTCCTTTATACATTCTAGGAGCACAGATAGTATAATTCATCTCTACTCTTGTAGTGTCTGCAAATGGCCTAGTCATGTTTTCAGCTAGTTCCCATTTAAGCATTTTTTCTAATCCTAATATTTTTGCACCTGAATACAATACCTCTATTGATCTTGATACTCTTTCAAAGTTATCATTTGGCGGAGGATTAAACGTATCTGGTTTTTCAAGTGCTTTTTCTAATCCTGTTTCGGTTTGTTTAATTTTAAACACCTGATTAGAATATGTTTTATATTCAAAATATAATATTTGTACAGTATTATCATTTGTATCAGCTCCATAATAATTGCGAGTATAATTTGCATTACCGGGAAATTTTTCTATTTCTTTTAAGTCGGCATCAGACAAATATGGAAATTCTTTTTTAAGCTCTTCTAACGCTACAGATTTAACTTCTCCTACATAATATAGATCTTCAAAGTTTGGATCCTCTGTGTAAGAATAAACTAGGTTAGCAGGGTCAACGTACTCAAGTACTACACCGTTAGCTTCATTCCAATTTGTTTTAGCCGCCCCAATACCCAATACAGTCAAATCATAATTGAGTCTTCTGTTAATTAATTGGTATCTATTACGATCTAATATTTGATTTATTACTTCCTCTTCTGCAATTTCAACTGCTTGTTTGTAGTCTAATTGTAAATGTATTTCTAATTCTTCTTTTGTTTCAGGTAATTGTTCTGGGTTTGGACTATTATATAGATTAACACCTAATTTTGATTGTATACTATCCAATAAGTCTTTTGCCATCATATCTCTTATGATACCTTCGGCATATTTTGTTTTGGCTTGTACAGCTTCGGGATCTTCAGCATAAGCTTTAATCTCATAGTTTTTACTTGATATACCATTAACAACAATGTCTACAAACTTAGGTATAATAGGAATTGGTTTCCAATCTAAGTTAAGATAGGACAAATCACCATTAATAGATAATTCATCTTTATATTTTTGTACAGATTGTTCACCTCTTGCATAAAGACGTAAATTATGAAAGTTCTGCCAGTTTGATCCCCATCTATTACCTACTCCGCCGCCAACTCTATCTCCACGAAACCATTCGTTCTCAATAGCTCTACCGACTAAAGCTCCGTACTCATAACTTTGTTTTTCTTCATCCGGTACCACCTGACTAGGGAAAGAACTATTATTGTTTGTATAAATCATCTATTATATTATTTTTGAACTATAACCTTCATTATTATATCTTTTAAAGTTTAAAGGAACTTTATCCTTTTGGAAATTGCTAGTTGGCGTATACATGTGTTTATTACATGCCATTATAGCTAATCCTGAACTTATCGAAGCATCATGCTTTGTTCTATCGTTTATATTAAACCTTGCCCAGTCTTCTAATGTTTTTTGGAAATACATATCTCCATGCGAATCCCCTAAATCCCCAACGTGGTGTTCTATATAAGTTTCTATTGCGGCTGCGTGTGCTTGTATAATATCTTGTCCTGAGTTTGGTATTCCACCAATTTCTTTTTCAGCTGGGGATAATTTATTCCATACTTTATCAGGTCTATTCATTGAGAATCCTCTATAACCTCTTCGTTTAAAATGATATAATAATCTTGCTTTGTTGTTCTCTGCAAGTATTGGCATACCATAAAATACACAAGCCATTAAGACTTCTTCAAAAAATATCTCAGCTGTCTGAGGTCTTGCGATATACTCTAAAAAGAAATGATTTGGAGGTACGTCTTCCATTGAGAATTTTGTCAGCCCATGAAGAGCGCCATTAGATCCTCTATTATCTACTGTTCCTGATATATCATAACTATCACAACCAAATGCACCACAGTGTTCATTACCTGGATATTTATACCCATCTTTTATTATTACGCGGTTTTGCATATGTTTAGGTGGCACCCAAGAAATTAAGAATCTACCATCTTTATTTGGATAAAAATTAACTCTTGTATCGTTCACGCCATTATCCCATTGGAAATTACCGCGTGTTAAAACACCTGAATGCCGTAGATCAGCATTGTAATCAATCTGTTCGTATATTTTTGTAAGATTAAACAATGATTGTTTTGTTTCATCTCTAAATGCATGTTGTTCTGTTCTTGGGAATTGTCGATAGTATTCGTTTAATCCATCTGAATCTGACTTTAAACCATCAACTTCATTCTGCCAGTGTTCAATTACCCCTATTTCAATTTCGTTTCCGTCGATACCTTTGATGGGTCTTTCCGGAGTGTGGAAGACAGGTAAGCCATAAGTATCAATGAATCCCTCGTAGGACCATTCCATAGGTATGAACAAACTATATAATCCTGAGCTAGTCTGGCCATTGGCGTTTCTTTTTGTGACATCTGAATTGTAATAAAGTTTCTTAAAATTTTCTCCTCCCTTGTCTAAAGCATTTGATGTTGATCCCATCATACACTTACCAATAATCCGACTACCTAATCTTAAACAGGTTTTAGTTACCCTCCAGTTGTTTAATATATTATCAGGTTTAAGCCATTTACCGCTTTCATCATGTACAAGAAGCTTTAATTTCTCCCCATCATAAGAGTTATCTCCTGTATTCTTCCAGTCAATCGTTGTATCAAGACCGTCAAGTTCTTCGGGGTTCTCATTATTATCTAATTTTTTCCTTGTAAACTTAGAAGCTGGC